TTCCATAGAAACATCACCAACTACCTGTAAGTGGCTGCCAAACGACACATCATTTTCTACATTAACTTTATTGAATACGTGTAAATTCTCAGAAATATCTACATTAGATTCCATAGAAACATCACCAACTACCTGTAAGTGGCTGCCAAACGACACATCATTTTCTACATTAACTTTATTGAATACGTGTAAATTCTCAGAAATATCTACATTGGATTCCATAGAAACATCGCCGACCACTTGCAAATGGCTGCCAAAAGATACATCATTTTCTACATTAACTTTATTGAATACGTGTAAATTCTCAGAAATATCTACATTAGATTCCATAGAAACATCGCCTTGAATAAACGTATATCCATTTTTTCCAACAGAAAAGACAGTTTTTGATTCATCTTTGAATTCAACAATATTATAATTTTCGGTGTGAATTTGATTTACAACCATAGCAGTTGATGTTCCATCATTAGATATATCAATCGAATCGCTTATTTTAACTTCTGTGCGAAGTTGTGTAATAGTTGTATTAGATATATCTTCTATTACTAAATTTCCTCCATCCATAATTCTTAAATCTCCATAAATATACACATTTGTTTCATTATTAGAAACATCTTCATGTTCACCAACTTTTCCAAATGTTGCATTTCCTTTTACGTGTAAATTATTACTAATATCTAAATTAGATTCCATAGAAACATCTCCGACAACTTGCAAATGATTACCAAAAGATACATCGTTATCTACAAATAAGTTATTATGTATAAATAAATTATCAGAAACATCTAAATTAGATTTCATAGAAACATCCCCGATAATTTCAAGAGAACGTAAAACATTAATATCATTTAGTCCGATATATTTAGTTGCAGTTATATAAAAATATTTATTTGAAAATAATGTTTCCCTTTCAGCATCGTTAGTTGCAGTCATATCATAAAATGTTACAATTCCATTTTTACTATCATATAGTGCAGCCCCAAAATTTTCACCTAAATCAGAACTACTTGTCAACCAACCAATTGATTTTAAATTACCATCACCATTAGGGTCATATTGTAATCCAATACTATATCCACTGGTTGAATAGTTGGATGGAATTATATTTTGTAAAATATTTACTCCATTTTTATCAAGACATGAAAATGCTGAACTTCCATTTCCTAAATAATCTAATCTAATTTTTTCAAATCTTAATATTGTTCTTGTATTATCATCCGTTGAATCAACAGAAAAACCACCTAAAGTTACATTACTATCATAACTTTTAATTTTTTCATTAAACCAATTTGAATCTATATTTATATTTGGAATAGCTGAATAAGACAAATATTCGGTTAAAGTATCAGAATTAGTGACAGAAACTAATGTTGGTGTAGTATTATAAATAGGCGGTAAATCAATTAACAATCCGGAACTAAAAATGTTTGAATTATTTGCAAAATCACTTTCTTCATAAAACTTTTTTGAATGTGATGTTGTTATAGAATTCATGTAATTTTTGAATAATAATTTTATGATTTCAGTATCATCTAATCCATCACTGCTACTCATTAGTTATATTAATATATAATTATAAAAGTAATTGAGAAATATTATGAATAAGTAAAATATTCTGTTGAATTTTGTGGAAGTCCAACTATTAGATATACTGTAGCAATAGATGATTTAACATACGCATCAGTTCCGATAGTTCCATTATCAGCATCAAATTGTAGTGCACCTCCTTGAGGATCTGCAGGTCTATTTTTTGCATCACTTATATTAGTATTATATTCTGGATCATCAAACCATGCTGTATTTGTTGTTGCATTATTATTTAAAGCACCAAATACACCATCTTGATATATATATGCTTCATAATCAGTACCAAAAGTTTTAGAACTATGTATTGTATCATTAATTTTGAATGAAGTTAAATCAACATTATTTCCATTTTTTTTACTACTAACATCAAGTACAATCCATTTAAATCCATTAATTCCAGTATTTGAATAACTAGTATAATTAGGTCCATTTACAGCATAATTGTTTGTACTTGTTGACCAATCACCAAATGGATATAGATTACTTAATGTGCTAGTATAACCAACATTATAACCACCGCTAACAAATCGGTCATTAAAATACAATAACATCGTTGAAATATATGTACTATACTCATTTTCAAAATTTGTATGATCTGTATCAATAGCAGTTGTTCCAACAATATTGTAACCGTCAAATGTATATAAATCAAATGTAGTATAAGTTGTAACTGTATCTTTAAATATATGACCAATGTCAGAAATGTTTTTATCATTGTTAACATAATTTGTAATAGTCGGTATAGTTCCAGAATTATTTAAATAGAATACATATACTTCTACATTAGTTGTAGTGTTGTCGTCATATCTTCCGTTAATTATATCTGTATTGGAACTATTAAAAGATATGTTATAATCGTTATTTGAAAAAATATTTTTATTTTCTTGTGTAATGAATTCATAAGAATTTTTAGATATTTTATCTACATATGAATGTACATCATCACTATTTCTAGGAATAATATGATTTGCAAAATTAGATACAGTAAATGCATATTGTAAATTTATAGAAGTTACTGATGGGATTCCAAATAAGGTGGTTGAGTTATCTACTGAAATAATAGGGTCTTGTGTCCATGTAATTACTGGAGTAGATAAATAATCGTCTACAAAAAAATTACTGGTATCGTCTGATATGGTTGTATTTCCATTTTCATCAATTTGTTTATTATTATTATTATTTTGAGTAGTTATTGAATATAATAAATTGTAATAGTCTGTAGATGGTTGAAAGTTATTAACAAAAAGAGAATTCAATGTATTAGAATCTGTTCTAGAGAGTGTAGAACTATATACAAATCCGTCATTGTAATTGGTTACATTTGATTTATCTGAATAAGCTCCTCCGGAACTAAATTGATAAGCGATAGAACTACCTCCATTAGAAATATTAATCGTTGAGACAGAAACTCCAGATGGATTATTTGTTCCATCATATGTAATTGTTTGTTCGGATGTAACAGTATCAGAGACTTTAATCTGAACTGTTGCTTGAACTAAATCATTTACTGCTGTCATGTCTGTTCCTTGTAGTCCATAATTTACATAAAATTCACTATTTCCGGTTATATTAATATAGCTTGTTGAATTGCCTATTGTGCGAGTGTCTGGATTGTCTGTTCCATTGACATAACAATTAATATTGTTTGTATTTTCCAAAGTAAACTGTAAAAGATTTTGAGATACTGAATTTAGATCTCCGGTATCAATATATTCAGTAGTACTTGTTCCAGTAAGGTCTCCATTGTTGTTTGTGAACCCGGATGCTGTAAAAACATCACCATAATCTCCATATTTATATCCATTATCGGTAGAATCATCTAATTTCAATGCATTTTGTGCCCGAATTTGTATATTATATTTAGCTCCTGGAAACAAATTATTTATAATTAAATCTTCTTTACTTAATGAAGTAGGTTCTATCCAATTAGTAATTTGATTGCCTGCGTGTGTTCTATTTTCTAAACTTTTGGATTCAGATAATATAAAAGAAACATCATATCGTGTAATACTAATTCCGTCAGGTGGGTCCATATTGATGATTGATGTGTCTCCACTATCTAAATTAAAGCTTAAATCTACTTGAAAGTTTGTTTTTCCAAATAATTCAAATAAAATTACATCAATTTCTCCAGGTTCTTCTGTTTGTTTCAATTGAACATTATAAATATAATTGTAATTAGGTAATGTTCCGCTTTTATTGACTCCATATATACGTAAATCAAATGAATCTTCTTGTGTAAAAATTGGTAAATCTATTGTAGATGTTGGTTTATCAGTAAATGTTAACGAAGAATATCCAGAATCATCACTCTTATTGTTGTCACTATATTTTGTTTCAACAATACTATTAAATAAAAAAGAAGTTAAAGGTTCAGTAGAATTGCCTGTTTCATCATAATTCCCAGGTCCAATAATAATTGTTTTCCATTCTCCTGTGCTTGTATTACTAATATCTGTAAAACTAATATCTACAAATGTTTGCAAATATATTGGGTAACATTTACCATCAAAAACATCCTTATAAATATCTGCAAACTTTTCCCAATTTACGGTAACAGTTTCACTCAAACGGGTTTGAGAAATATTTAATAACGAAGGAGGCTGTTCTGATTTGTATACGGGTATTCCGCTCCAAATATTTGATTCTGTATAAACTTCACATAAACTGGTATCAGTATTAAATCGTATAGATCGTGGTGCATTTGAATCTGTTGTGGGTCTTTCATTTATACTTCCTCGTGGTATTGCTAATGATCCAGTTGAACTTATATCAAGAGATGGATATGTTGGGTTACTATTGAACATTTGAATATTTCCACAAGCATCTACTTTCATTCTTTCAAATGATGCAGTAAATATTTGAATTTCGTCGTTATCGTCCTTTGGATTTGTTTCGGCAAGAATAAAAGTGTCTTGGTCAATATCAATTACTCCTCCTAAACCTTGCCAACTATCAGTAGTATTGTAACCTTCAAATTGACTATTTGTAGTATTGTATCTGATTTGTCCTGCTTTTACATCGGTAGGTCTTTCTTGTTCAGTGCCTATTGGAATTTTCAATGCAGATGTTGCACTAATATCGAAGGCACAATAACTAGGATCACTATTTAAAAATTTTACACCAGAGGTGTCAATGATGACTTTTTCTGTTGAATTAGTATGAAAAATAAAATTTTTGGTTGTTATTATTGTCCCGGAGACATCTAATATAGAGTTTACTGATAAATCACCTCCTATATTAACATTGTTTTCAACATTTAGTTTTCCGTAAATTGCTGTATTCCCCGAAACTTCCATTATAAAGTCGGAGTCATTATTAACGTGGTCTGTAAACCCAACCATAAAAACTTCTTGAATAACGCCTAATTTAGCGTTCATTTCATTTACTTCAAAATTGCCATTAGTTAGTGTGTTTTCTACTGATATTATTCTATTTTGAAGATCTACACCATTTTCAATCTGAGTAAGTTTAATAAGCGAACTCATAACTATATATTAATTATATAGTAAAATATATTTAAAATTATTCATACATGCAAAATAAACATGTCTGAAGTAGAAGAATTAATTTATAATCCATTCAATGAAAAGAATAAAGAACTTACATATGATTCATTGCAAAGTATTTTGAATAAATATAATGTTTACTATAATGTTCAAAATTTTGAAATTTTTAAAAGAGCGTTTGTTCATAAATCATATGTAATGCCTTCTAAAATGAATGATGATGTTAAATTATCTGTAAAACCACCTAATTGTATTGATTTGCGGTCGCGTTCAAATGAGCGATTAGAATTTTTAGGAGATGGTGTTTTAGAGAATGTTACAAAAATGTATTTATATAAAAGATTTCCAGAACAAGATGAAGGTTTTATGACAGAAAAAAAAATTGCATTGGTTAAAAATGATCATATTGGTTATTTAGCATATAAAATGGGATTAAACGATTATTATTTGTTATCGAAGAATGCCGAAGAAAAAAAAACAAGATTTAATTATAAAAAATTGGGATGTTTATTTGAAGCATTTTTAGGTGCACTATTTTTAGATGCAAATAATATAACTTTATCAGATAATAATGGATATTTGAATAATTATTTTAATTGTGGTATTGGTTTTCAAGTTTGCCAGATATTTTTGGAATCTATATTTGAACAATTAGTAGATTGGAACGAAATGTTAGAAAATGATAACAACTACAAAAATATTTTTCAAGTTATGATACAGAAAGAATTCAAAACTACGCCTGAATATTATGTATTGAATATAGATGAAGAACAAAAATATACAATGGGTGTTTACTTGTGTTTGGGTGATGTCAATATTCATAATATTAATGTGAATGATGCAATTGATTTTAAAGAAATCAAGACCTTTCAAAACATAAAAAATAACAATTTTACATTTATATTTTTTACAAAATCATCTCACAAAATAAAAAAAAAAGCGGAGAAAATAGCTTGTCAGAAAGCAATTGAATTGATTCGTTTATATGAATAATATTTGTATATATTAATAATAATGGATTTTTTGAGACAAGTAAAAACACCATCATCAAAAAAAAAAGATTTTTTAAATATTAACATTGAAATTAAAGAAAAATTCACAGAAAATAATAATGAAAAACTGTTATTGTTTTTGGGTTTATTAAAAAAAAATATTAGTCTTAAGGGATTTAAATATTTAGGATATGCTAAGAAAACAGATAAGACTGTAGTTTTAACTCAAATGGATAATTCAGAAATCAAAAACATCAAGCGAAAACAAACAATGACTCTTTCTAGTGACATTCAAAAGGAAGAAAATAAAAATAGGCGTTCGTCGGTTGTGAGACCGTCTAAAGAAATTAAAACTGTAAAACCGAGACCAAGTCCACAGCCCGATGAAGCATTATCGAATAACAATCATGAAAGTATGTTTGAGTTTGAGAGTAATTACAAAAGATATATTGATGATGATACAATATTTAAGATTCCACTGCCACAAGATTATGTTTTGAATGATAAATTGTCTTTTGGTAATGAAATTAGAGAGAAACTAACTGAATATTTGAATATTTCAGATAAACAAGCCGATGAAAAAACTTCTTGTGATGATTCATTGTCTAGTACTGGATTTGAACCACTTATTCACCAAGAATTAGTAAAACAATATTTGAATTCTTATAGCCCTTATAGAGGTTTGGTGTTGTATCATGGACTTGGTTCTGGCAAGACATGTACGTCTATTGGTGTAATAGAAGCTATGAAAACAACAAAAAGAAAAATATTCATATTAACTCCGGCTTCTTTGAGAAAAAACTACATTTCTCAAATGAAGTTTTGTGGAAGCATGTTTTTTAGAGAAGATGACAATTGGGAATTTGTTGAATTTCCAAAGGATGAAACAAGGAGCAAATTTATAATGGATATCCACAAACTTACAAAACTGCCAATTAATCGTTATCTCAATAAGAGAGATGGTGTTTATTTGCAGAGAAAAATGCCAAGAAATGATAATACTCCTGTAAAAATAGACAAAAAGGTTCTTGGCGAACAAATAAACGAAATGATTAAAGGAAGATTTAATTTTATTAGCTACAATGGCATTACAATGGGTTCATGGTTAACCAAATATAAAGGTGAAAATAAAAATTATAACCCTTTTGATAATAGTGTTGTTATTGTAGACGAAGCCCATAATTTTGTCTCTAGAATTGTGAATAAATTAAATATAAATGGAACATCAGCGTCTGTTGAAATGTATAAACATATTCTTGCTGCCGATAACTGCAACGTTGTTATGTTAACAGGTACTCCTTTGATTAATTACCCGAACGAATTAGGTGTTCTTTTTAATTTGGTGAGTGGATATAATCTAGTGATAGAATTGCGATGTAGTCATGACAATAAACAAAAAGTATCTTTATCCGAATTTAAAAAGGCGCTTAATGTCATAGGAAATATTGACTATATTACCTATGCAGAAAATACAAATACTTTAAAGATTATGAAAAATCCGTATGGATTTGTGAATGAAGCCTCTGGAAAAATTAGTTATGACACTAATGCGAGGATAAATGTGCAAGACTTTAAAGATCAAATAATTCAGTTACTTAAAGATGCTGGTTATAAGATTCTAAACGCAACAGATGACAAAAGCAGTGTAATAAAATCATACAAAAAATTTCCAGATACTAAAGAAGCATTTAATACTATATTTATAGATAAACAAAGCAATGGTCTTAAAAATAAAAAATACTTTCAGACGAAAATTGCTGGATTGGTTTCTTATGTAGGCGACAAAAAGGAGCTAATGCCAACTATTGTCTCATCTGGCGAAGATGATATGTTTATTGAAGTAGTTGAAATGAATGAAAATGTAATGAAACATTATGATATTGCGCGTAGCCTTGAAAGAGCAATGGATACTAGAATGAAAAGAAAAAAGAACATTAAAGGCGGAACTGGTGACGACCAAACAAGCTCATATAAGATATTTTCTCGTGTGGCTTGTAATTTTGTCTTTCCTTCAAAAATGAATCGGTTTTCTACAAGCGGTCAAGATAAAAACGTGTTATCAGAAGCTGAAGAAAAAATGAACAGACCAATAATGAACACAACTTCTCCAGAAAAATTAGACGAAGACCAGTTAGAATTGTTGACTGAGCAAGAAATGCTTACTATGAATGATGGTAAATATGATGTCCAAGACATTGAACAATTCGGTAAAAAGATAAATAAGAAACACCAAGCAGAGTTTGCGGAAAAGATTAAATTTCTTCTGAATGAACTAATAACAAATGCTTATAAATATTTTGATAGTGATATAGAAAAAATTGTAAAGACAAAAAATATGAAAATTGCAATTGATCCCGATTATGAAATTAATCAAGAAAACGACCTTAAAGCATATAGCCCAAAATTTCACAAAATGTTGGAAAATATTTTAAATGAAGAGAATTTTGGTTTGCATCTTATGTATAGTAATTTTAGAACTTTGGAGGGAATTGGAATATTCAAAATTTTATTAGAATATTATGGATACAGCGAATTCAAAATTGTCAAAACAACAAATGAATATGGAATTGTTGAATATAATATTAAAATTGAAAACTCGTTTTATTATAACAGTAGTTTTGAATCGGGGGACAACGCGGCCGAAGAAAATCCAAATGACTCATTTTCTACGTTAAATGGTCGCAAATTTTTTGCATTATATACAGGAAAGGAAGGTGAAGAAGAAAAAGAAATAATAAGAAATATTTACAATGGCGAATTTTCAAAAATACCATCAAATATTCGTAGAGATATAAAAAAATATTTCTTCGGTAATGATCTTCAAGAGATGACCAATATGTACGGGGAAGTTATTCGTTTATTAATGATTTCATCTTCTGGTGCTGAGGGAATTGATTTAAAAAATGTTCGTTATGTGCATATAACCGAACCTTATTGGCATCCGGTTCGGATTGATCAAGTAATTGGCCGAGCAAAGCGTATATGTAGTCACAAAGATTTACCAGAAGAATTACAAAATATCAAGGTGTTTATGTATTTATTATCATACAACAAACAACTCCTTAAAGAAAAAGAGCCTTTGTATACACAACTAATTGCTGCTGACAAAGATGAAAGCGGAGAAGTAATGACAACAGACGAAACATTGATGAAAATAATGAAAAATAAGAAAAAATTAATGCAACATTTTTTGACTGCTATGAAAGAAGCATCTGTTGATTGTGTTTTCAATTATAAAGAAAAAGAAAAATGCTTAACATTTCCTCTACCAAAAGCAGGAATAAATCCACACAAAACCAGATTATCAAAAGTGCGGTATGAAGATGACGCGCATGAAAGAGTTACAAGTGTTAAAAAAAATAAATCGGAAAAAGTAAATATTTGGCCTGATAATAGAGGAAAATAAAGATAATAATGATAATATAATTTTAATAAGATTTGCTTTATTAAAATTATTGTAATTTTTTTAATACAAGTATTTGAGAAGACAAAATTTTGTGAATAGCATCATTTTGTGAATTGATTTGTTGTCTTAATTTTGCAATTTCAGATACAAGAAATTGATTTTGATTCAATAATGATTCTAATTTAGAATTTGGAATTTGCTCTGTTTGAATTTGTGCTGACTCAATTACTGATAGTTTGGTGAATTTATTATCTGAAACTATTGTATTTGTTTCGTCCGATTGTTTTGGCATATGCAACTCACGATCTTTCATTTGTTCCTGTATAAGTGCTTCTAAATTATCAGCTTCAAGAGGAGAATCTTGTGCATCATCACTAAAATTAACATCTTTTGGTTTTTCGTTATTTAATAATAAATTAAATTCTTTTTGTTTTTTTTGGTATTCAGAATCAAATTGTTCTTTTCTTTCATTTGAAAGGTCTTCGCGAGTTTCGGGGACTCGGTTTATAATTTTTATTTCATTTTTTATATTGGAAAGGAGAACATTTGTTATGTTAGCATCGCCATTTGTTTGAAGTATATGCGTTTTATGATTCTCAATGTTATCTTCAAATATTTTTTTAACTTTTTCAAATTTAGAATTATCTATATTTTCGAATATTTTTTCTTTTATGCACATTTCCCATAAGTTTTTTTTGAAAGTTGTCATAAAATTATCATATGATTCCTTATTCATTATATTTTATTGAAATAAATAGTTCTGAACCTTTTAACTAATTTATCACGTATAATATGTTTTTTAAAATAGTCTAAATTATGTTTTTTTGTCAATAGAGAAATTATAAAATACAAACAATACATACCGCACTCGGTATTTTGTATTTGATGTCTTATATTTTCATTACTGTCAAATGAAAAATGAATGTTCATTTTATTCCCCTGATTTTGAATCTTTTCGCATAGTGCTTTAATTTCTGGCGGAGCGGGCCTACCAGTTGAATCAAAATAAAACATTTTTTTAGAGGGAATATCTAAATACATTGAAACCCAATGCGAACCCCCTTTGGTATGCTTATCCAAATTGAAAACCATGCCAATATATTCAATTCCATTGTTGATGTGGTTTTTTAAACTAAAATTACATAACTCAGGCCATACGCATATATTTTTACTATTTTTGTATGATATATATGCTGAGTTCGGACTATCAAAGTCTATAGGCGATGGTCCTAAAAATGCAAAATTATTATACTTCTCTTCATATTGTTTAAATACATCTTCTAATTCTTCACTTGTTAACCATTCGGTTGGATTTATTTTCCATTTTGAAGGAGTTTTTGGTGCAAATAGTCCATTTATTAATTCTTTTTTTTGATTATCTTTTGTTAATATAGAATCAATCCAACATATTTCGTTATTACATCTACCAGACATCTTATTTTTGAGGTCTCTCCATACACTCTCCTTTTTTTTGGTTTTTATTTTATTATCGGGATGTCGTGCATTCCATATTTTTTTCAATAACATTATAGTGTCTTCATCTAAACAGCTTGTTCTTTTAAAACTTTTGTTTTTAGGGTGACAATTCATTTTTGTAAATTTTTTTTGGCTTTTGCCAGTATTTTTTTTTATTTTATATAATACGTTTTCCATAAACTAATATATCATCACATATTTTTTTTTATAAATTTTTAACATTGTATCTGGTATGATTGAAATATGAATTGGGTGCAAGGTCGCATTTTGGATTGTTTGTGCCTCTTATGTCATAAGGTAATTTATATAAATTTGGTTCACGATTATCTTGATATTTTTTTTCCAAAAATAAGTCTGATTTAATATTAGGTATATACTTTGGTCCATCACGTGCTGTCAATCGGCGATGTTGGTTCTTTAAAATAGAGTCTGTGTCAATATTATCTAAAAAATGGCTGATTGGTGCCCTTGAATTTCCGGGATAAAAAATTTTATGGTTATTGTATCTATCATACGACATTAATGGAGTAGAATTATTATCAATATGTTTATTTTCTAACGGAAAATTTAGTAATGAATATTTTGTTGAAAGGGGGCGGGGGTCAAAATTAGGCTGAAGACTATCAGATGGAAAATATCTTTTATTTATTTTTAAATTTAATTCATTGTCATAGTTGTAATTGCATAAATAACTTTTGCTCATTTATAATATATTAAAATAAATTAAATACATAAAAAATATTATTAATAAGACAAAATTATTATGTGTGGAATTTTTGCCCTACTTTTGAAGAGTTCGGAACATACAAAATCTCTTGATAAAGACAAATATTTTATATCAAATTTGCATAATTATTTCAAATATGGTGAAAAACGAGGGCCGGAGCATTCAAGTATTCAACATATAAATGATAATATGATTTGGGGGTTTCATCGTCTTTGCATTAATGGTTTAGATGAAATTTCTAATCAACCAATTATTACGGATAGGTATGCAATGATGTGTAATGGAGAAATTTATAATTATAAACAATTGATTAGTAAATTTAATTTAACTATGTCAACAAATAGTGATTGCGAGGTGATTGTAAAACTGTATGAAATAGTTGGTCCTGGTTTTGTTAATTTGCTTGATGGTGTATTTTCTTTCCTAATTTACGATTTTGTAGAAAATAGAATCGTCGTTGGACGAGATCCGTATGGTGTTCGTCCATTATATATTTGTCATTATGATAATGGAAATGTGGGATTTTCTTCAGATTTGATGCCTCTTATGTTTGATCGTAATTTTACATCAATTAATCATTATGAGGCTGGAACATATTCTATATATGATTATAAGACTAACAAATATACCATAACGCTTCAAGAGAGGTATTTTTTTAATATTTCATATATAAATGAGTATCAAAAACCTGTAGAATTTTATATGTTTCATATTGTTCAAAAACTCAAAGAATCTGTTAAGAAACGAGTAGATAATTGTGAACGTGATATTGCTTCTTTGTTGTCAGGTGGTCTGGATAGTAGTCTTATATCTGCACTTGTTTACAATGAATATTCAAAAAAAACTGGTAAAAAGTTGAAAACTTATAGCATTGGTTTGGAAGGTGGTGTTGATTTAGAATATTCTAATTTAGTTGCTAAACACATTAAAAGCGATCATACAGAAATAATTGTATCTGAAGAAGATTTTATATCTTCGATAAGAAACGTTATAAAAGATATAGAAAGTTATGATACCACAACAGTGCGTGCAAGTGTTGGTAACTGGAATGTAGCGAAACATATTAAAGAAAATAGCGATGCAAAGGTTATATTTAATGGAGATGGTGCTGATGAACTAATGGGCGGATATATCTATTTTCATTGTGCCAAGAATGATAATGAATTTCACAAAGAAACGCTTCGTTTATTGTCAGATATTAATAAATTTGATGTATTGAGGTCAGACAAGTCTATTTCAAGTCATGGACTAGAACCACGCACCCCATTTTTAGATAAAGAGTTTACAAAATTTTATATAAGTATTCCAATTGAGTATAGAAATCATAATAAGTTTGGTAACTGTGAAAAATATCTTATTCGTAAATCGTTTGAACTTTATTGTCCGGATCTTTTGCCAAAGGAGGTATTATGGCGTAAGAAGGAAGCATTCAGTGATGGTATTAGTAGTTCAAAAAAGGCTTGGTATGAAATTATACAAGATAATGCTATGATAAAAAAGACAAATATGTGTTATTCTTGTGAACACAATAATCCGCAAACTTGTGAACAAGAATATTATAGAAAAATCTTTGATGAGTATTATGATGGTTGTAGTAATCTAATCCCTTATTTTTGGATGCCCAAGTTTGTTGAAGGTGTTAAAGATGCAAGTGCAAGAACATTGGATGTTTATAATTTAAAGAAACAAGTATAATTTATTTTGTAAGAAAACAAAAATTATTCAATAAATTAAATATGTAAAGAGAATTAAATTCATGAACCTTTAGTGGAAGATTACAAATATTTTGTTTGTTTTTATAAATATTTTTAAAATATTTATTTAATATTTTTTTATCAAGTTTGCTATAAATTTCGTAGTCCATTTTTTTTGTAATTTCATTATTGGTATAATAAAATTTATATGTATCACATTCTATAAAATAAACAGTAACAGATTTGGAAGATGTTTCATAATTGTATTTTTTATTATCTATAAAGCAAAGTTTTGTTTTATTTTCTTCATTAATGCATTTAAGTTTTAATACTGATTCTATATCCTTATATTTTGATTTAGAAAAAATAATTTCATCAAAAACATGTGCATTCGCTTTATCATATTCGTTATTATTTGAAATTATAAGTTCTTCAATGAAAAATATCACCATTTTTACAAATACTTCGTTTTTGTTTTTTGTGTATAAAATAAGAGAATTAATAATTTTTTTACTTTTTAGTTTATAAATAAATTTAAGTATTTCAAATATTTTTGGACGAAACGACAAGGTGTATATTTTGAGTAAAGTATTAACATCATTTTGCGTCATTTTACGATTATATGTCTTTTCAATTATATTGATCAAATAGACAATCTGTGAAAAATAACCAATGGTATTGTCAAAATCTATTATTATTGATTTTTCCATAATAATTTTATATTTATATATTAGGTATAAATTAAGCATGTGTAAAAATTTGAGTATTAGAGAGAACAAGCAATTTTTAAAATATCATAACAAAAAAATTCCTAACACCATACACAAGATAAAGAAAAAGGCTCTAAAATTGATGATAAAAATGTTATGTAAAACTAATTGTGATATTAATGATAACTATAAACATTTTTTATCTGTATTACATAGAAAAAAAATGATATCTCCTAATAACAAATGCATTATGCACCGCAATCGCGTCCGCCCGGCCACACGAACTCTTCGGATCTGCGCGCCATCGCCCAGTCCTCGCGGGAGAAAGGTGCGGGCGACAAAGTGGCCCAGCTGATGGTGATGCGGCCCCTCTGCGTCGACGGACGGAAGTTTGGTAGGCGGGTTTGAGGGGAACCGATCGCACCGCGAGCACCGCCATTTATGGAAGGACGACTTTCCTCATCATCCCACGCCTCTCTCTCTCTTCCCGCTTGCCCGCCAGACCTACGCTGTTTCGTGTTTGTGCGTAGCTTCGTGTCCTTCGACGCTTGGGCCTCTGATATGATGTACGGTCGGCTAGCGAACAAGCCTTACTCGGAGGCGGCGCTCATCGTTGATCAGGTTCCGCAAACCAGAGTTGTTTTATTTAATTATCATTTTTGAATATAATCCACAATTTTTATTAAAAGTTCTTCTTGATAGTTTATTTTCTGAAAGACAATTGATTTATTCAAGCTGAGAGTAAATAACATATTTCTATTATTTTTACATATGAGATTTATGTCATCTATTCCTGGTTGAACGTCAATCAATATCCCGCCATTTGTCAGTTTTACATTCTCAGTGTTTTTTAGATTAAACCATCTTAAATAAGCTCCTATTTTTATTTCATCTAATTCGTCTACATATCTATACTTATCTAAAACCTTATGATATTTTAAAAGTTCTTCTCGTGAAAGGTACAATTTCTGAAGTATATTGTTTTTCAGTTCTTTAATTTTACCACTATTTAAATGTAATAAATTCTTGCGGTCTAATTCTTGAATAATTTGTTCCATAGTGGCATCTATGGTGTCATTTGTCTTTTCATTCATAGTTTCATTCATATATAATTATACAATTTAGTTATATATAAATCATTTATGCACAATGAAATATTATATAAAAATATTGTTTAGAAAAATCAGTTCATAACAATTATATGATTTTCTATCGTTTGAACGCATTCAAATTGGGTGTGGTGTCTTTGGGAGTATTGTATGTTTGGTCTCTTCCGTTGTTGTCTATTGTGGGATTTGCAGAATCAAATTCAAACACTGTAAGTGAGTTTATTGCGAACCCTCCTGCGACGGGGGCTATGGCTTCTGTCTCTTTTATGCCGCTGACAATTATGTGGCAATATCAAAACATAATAATGCACACAAAACCAATACACGTGATACGAAAAATGACAATATCATTGTGTTGTTATCAGTTAAGTTACAGTATGTTTTTGATATGTACAGATTCATATGTATCAGATTTGCTTCATTTTATATCAGTTTTCTTGTTTTGTGGATTTTATTTTATTCACGGGTTTTGTATAATTTATTATTTGCGGCCAAGTTATATAGCTACAACAATTTTTACTATAGGGGTTTTGTCTTTACTTGTCTTAATAATGATGATGATAATTGAATTACATACGACACTCTGGTTCTGGGGGGCGGAGTGTGTTGGATTAAGTTGTATGTTTTTGTTTGCACCATGTGAGTGGTATTACAAATTGAATAAATTAAATTTGATGGAACAAAACAATAGAAATGTTATTGCAGATTCGCCTATAATTCCGTCTCCGGATTCGTGCAACTCGGTTGTCTTATGTGATTCTGGGATACAAACGAGTGAAGAGCATTTTGTGGAATCAAAAAAAGAAGAAGTGGGTTGTTTTCGTATTCTTGCAATATTATGCGAATGAGTATACAATATAATAAGTCAAACAAATATAGGTTACGCAAATATAGGTAAAACAAATAATTACATTCATATATAATTATACAATTTAGTTATATATAAATAATTTTTGTACAATACATTATTACCAGTTTGCCGGAACTGGTTCAAATCCTCCATTGGAGACACCAGACATTCCACACATCTCTTCTATTGTTGTTGTTCCAGTTCCTGTTCCTGGCGTACCACCGGCATCAGTTTGCACGGATGGGTGGCTGTGCGGGGCGAGTGCGTGTGTATGGTCAGGAATCTCTTGTTGACCTTGCGATTTGCGGTCTTTTTTCGCATCCTCTTCATCCTCCATCGGTTCTTTAATTATTCCAATCATTCCTAATAATCGGTCAAATAATACGTTCAGTTTTTCGCTAATTTTTGTATCTAAAGTAAACATTAAGAATAAAAGCGGAAGCATTCCAGAAAGAAGGCTAAAGTTTTCATAATTTACTTGTGAATAAGTTGGAAAATATAATACAAGCTTGTGAATAAAAAAGAACGCAACTAATATCACTATAAGTTGTAATAATACTTCAAATACAAGCTCGCTTGTTGGTTTCAGCGGATTATTTACAGGCATGTATATTTTCATTATTTTTAAGACAGCGAGCAATGGAATAACAGAAATACCACAATACTGAACAATATTCATCAATTGAGCTTTTTCGGTAGCAGAAAAAGAAGTGATGTAACTTACAAACGATTTATCATTATTGTCTCCACCTGATTGAAACGGTTCACCGGTATTTAGTTCTTCGTCTTCTAATGTTTCTTCCATAATTAATATAGGCAGAGAATAAAAATATATTTAAAAGTAAAGTTATATATTTGTTTATTGATAAAATCTTAATAAATTATGTTGAAAAATTTGATAAAAAAACAAGAAATTCATCCAGAAGAACAATATTTACAATTGATTCGCGAACTATTGGACGAAGGAAATATTGAAAATGGTAGAAATGGAAATACTTATTGTAATATTGGAAGTGCTATGTATTTTTCTCTTGAAAATAATAGTATTCCTATATTGACTACTAAAAGGGTCGCTGTTAAAACTTGTCTTAAAGAGTTATTGTGGTTCATTCGCGGAAATACAAACAATAATATATTGAAAGAACAAGGCGTTCACATATGGGACGATAATGCAAGTAAAGAATTTTTAAAATCGCGTAATTTAGATTACGATGAAGACGATCTTGGCCCCGTTTATGGACATCAGTGGAGATTTTATAATGCGGATTATACAGATTGTCATACAAAATATGATGGTAAGGGCGTTGACCAATTGCAAAATGTTATTGACGATATTATGAATCCTGAAAAAAGGTATTCTAGGCGCCACATAATTAGTGCTTGGAATCCTTGTCAGTTAAAAGATATGGCACTTCCTCCGTGTCATGTATTGTTTCAGTTTCATGTTACAAGAAACAACAAATTGTCCTGCACTCTTTATCAGAGAAGCGGCGATGTTGGATTAGGCGTCCCCTTTAATATTTTGTCTTATTCTGCATTAACTTGTCTGATAGCTAAACATTGTGGATTAGAGCCTTATGAATTCATATATTATCTTGGAAATACTCATATTTACGAAGAACACGCAGAAAGTTTGAAAGAACAAATCAAGAGAGTGCCGTTTGATTTTCCAAAAATGGTAATCAAAACAGCGAGAGATAATATAAATGATTATGAATTAGATGATTTTGTCATAACCGATTATAAATATCATGAAAAAATTAAAATGAAAATGAATGTTTAACAATATAAACTGATATTTTTAAAATATAATTTAAACAAAATTTAATAATGAATAAATATTATGTCTGGCGCACGTGCATTAGCTGCAGCAAGAAATAGACGGGCTGGACCGACAAATAAGACACCTTCCCCTGTTACATCCAAGAACATCAATAATTCAAGTACAGTTTCAACCGGTTCAGAACAAACCCAGGAGTCGCAAAAAATAAATCCTGCAATGATGTTACTTTCTCATAATAAAATACTTACCAATTTACAAACTGTAGTTGAAGATTTGAATAAAAAATTTGAAAACCAAAGAACAGATTTAAAAGAAGAATCAAAAGTTGATGATGTGACTCTAGACTATTACAAAAATAAAATTCTTACAATTGAAACCAGTCTTGAAGAAATAAAAAAGCATACTCTTAAAATTCAAACGTTTTCAATGGAAACAAGTTTACAGGTAACGGAAATTAAAAAAAGATTTAATAGATATGAAAAAAAAGAAGAGAATGAACAAGATAAACAACGTGATAAAATTATTGAAAATATAAATAATGTGTCTACAATTTTAACAAAAATTAATTCTGAATTAGAGAAGAATAAACACTCTCAAGATGTTCAAAACTCCACACTTGTTGATATTTTACACGGTATAAGTAATAATGTTTCTGAAAAAACTTATATAACTAATATACCCTCCTCTGTTAAAACCAAAGTAGAAGAAGGTGAAGGCGAACAAGAAGGTGAAGGCGAACAAGAAGGTGAAGTTGAAGGTGAAGGCGAACAAGAAGGTGAAGTTGAAGGTGAAGGCGAACAAGAAGGTGAAGTTGAAGGTGAAGGCGAAGAGGAAAATGAAGGTGAACACGAAGATGAAGGACAAGATTCAACTAAATTAAATTTTTAAATTATATAAAAAATATCAATAGAAATAAAATTGATTTAAATCCCATAGGTCTATAATAAATAGATAACAACAACCATGCGCTTCACTTTAGAAAAGAACAGGCGGGTTGTGACGCTGATTGAATTGTTCAAGGTTATAAAAGGTTTGAACAATTTCTGTAAGATGTATTGTAAAGAAGATGAGCTATTCATTCAGATTATGGATGATTCGCATATTAGTTTGCTCGAAATAAAAATAAAAAAAGAGTGGTTTTCGTCGTATGAAAGTAATGGCGAGGTTGTTTCATTTAATTCTAAGGTATTAACAACAATTATGGGGTTGCATAAATTGGATAGTATAACAACATTTGAAACGAGTGAAGAATATCTTTACATATCATTCCAACAAAAAGACAAAATAGAAAAAACATTCCAGATAGTTCTAATTGATTTAGATAGCGACCTGATGGAGTCGCAACAAATAGACCCAAGTTTAGAATTTTCAATTGGTGTAAGAAAATTAGATCAATATTTCAATGAATTACAGTCTTTTGGAGACACTTTGGAACTGGTTCATGTGAATGACACGATTTATATGCGTTCTCAGGGTGATGAAGGAAAATATACGCTAAAAATAACCGATGATTTGTTGGACGAACTTATTGTAGAAGAAGAACTACAAATGGTTTGTAAGGTTACATTAAAACAAACATCTTTGGTAACAAAACTATACTCTGTATTCAAAAGGATAAATGTAAGTGCAAGCGAAGACGCCCCATTTACATTGCGAATTCTTCCAAACGAAGAAGAAGAAAAAGATCTATTGGAAATAAAATTCTTTATTGCTCCAAAGGTTGACGATGAAGGAGAGTTTGACTTTTCAGAATTTGAAACAGAAAAAGTTAATAATTCTATATCATCTGAAGAAGAATTAGATAATTATGAAAATGAAGTTATGGAAACTTAAATACATTTAAACAAAAATAGTTAAATATTCAATTAATTTAATTATGATAGTAGAAATACTTCTTGCATTATTTATTTTTATTACTTATTTTTTATTTTATGTTGAATATAAGATTAATAAAAACAATGAAATCTATAAGTATGAAAAGGAATTAACAAGACAAAATATAAACAATGATATTTTATTAAAGATGCCTTTTCATTTTGATGCATCGCACTTAAATTCTTCGTTGAATACAAACAACTACAAACTGATAAAAAAAGACAAATCTACCGGTATCAAAGAATACAATAGTATAGCAGAAAATGAATTATTGTTACTAAAACCATATATTAAGTCTAATATTATCAATAAAATGTATTCTATAAAAAGTGGTGGTGATTTTGACATCCATGCAAATAATGAAAGTGTAAACTATTATTTTGTCAGAGATGGTTCTGTAGAAATATTTTTGATTCATCCAAAGTTTAAAGACAATTTCAAAACAGGTGAAAAATCAAATAACAAGGAAATAAAGAATTATATTGAAAATAACACACATTTTCATAATGTGAAATGTGCAAAAGGTACAATTATTTTTGTTCCAAATGAATGGTTCGTATATATAAAAAATAATGAAAAAGATGTTTGTTGGATTGAAAAATTAACATATTCAACGATGATAAATAAGTTTATGTTGTATTTCAAAAAAAACACTTAATTACAATAGAAAAACAATAGGATGATTAATAAAAATATTTTATTATTGCAAAATTTACGAGATGATGTTGAAAAAGTTGTAAAAAAGAATTTTATAAATGAACGCACGCCATTTTATTTTGTAAGTACAATATTTTTGTTTTCATCAGTTGTGCTAAGTTTCATGTCCGCATTATATAGCAAAGAAAATTTCTCAGATTTTTTCCCAACTGAAGGAAAGTATTATAACAAACCTATGCATGATAGTTCGCCTGTTGATAAGATATGTTGGTATTTTTCACAAATCACACACCACACTATTATTTTATTATTTTTTTATTTCTTTTTAGCACTCATAAACAAAAAATCAGAAGCCTACTTTAAAATGGTTGCTCCTTTAGCAATGACCATTAGTGTTCTATATTTTTATTTCTTATTTCCAAAGCAGAGACTCAGTTTACATCAGTTACCATATTATAATTTTTTCTCCCACTTTATGATAATATTTTTAGTTTTAGGTGAGTTAATTTATATTGATAAATATACATTTGAAGAAACAACTCACTGTTTTATATTTATATTAACTTGTTTGTGTGCAATTTTTATAAATTATTCTCTTCGTGGAGTATGGTCTTATAACTTAGTAAAATTAGATAGATTAAGTGGTTGGACTTTAGTTTCAAAGACAACCATAATAATGTATCTGTTTAGTTTTGTCTTTTATTTATCTAAATCATCCTTCAAAAAAAATGGGGGGTGGTATAAATCTTTTGTAAGTTCTCTGTTGAAGAGCAAACTGTTTTTTACAGGAATGATTGGACTTATTGCTTTCAATATTTTTCTTTATATTGACAGAAAATCAAACAGACAAACAAATATAAAGGCTTACAAACATATAGAAGTATAATCACTTAGAGCCATGTTCTCTTTTTCAAAAATTATTTACACCTTCTTTGCAGTTGCGTCTTTTCAAAATCAAGCATTTGCATTTAATCCTATCCGAGCGGCTTCTACAAAACCAAATATGAAAACGTTTATCTATAATGGTGATATTGCACCACTCGGTTATTTTGACCCTCTACAAATTACAACAAATGCCGACGAATCAACTGTTAAGTATCTACGAGAGGCGGAAATCCATCACGGTCGTATTGCAATGATCGCGAGTTTGATGCTTCCATCGATTGATTATTTCAGTAAAGATAATTTGGCAATTGACTATTTTAGTAAAAATCATGATGAGCTTAATCAACTTGGTCTTGCTTATATGGTAATTTTTGAGACGGCTCGTTTGTTGACTCTTTATAAGCGTCCCAATGAGAAGCTATTTCAATTGAAAGACAATATTCAGCCCGGGATGCTAAATACATATGTACCGTTTGATGAAAATATGTCAAATATTGAACTTTCAAATGGTCGTCTAGCTATGATTGGTGTTCTTGGATATATTGCACAAGAACTTGTTACACAGCAAAAGATTATTGGTTAAAGATTAATAATAAAATTGATTTAGTAAAAATATATTTTAATAAACAACAAAAATGTCTGTACTACCAGAACATATTCAAAATCTTATATTTTTAGATACTATTATATTGAAAAAAAATAATATTGGTTGGAAAAATATACATTTAGAGTTAAAAAATTCAAAAACTTTTTTAAAAAGGACAAATTATATATTTGATTATGGATTTAAATTTGAATACGCAAAACGAATGCCTCGGGTATGTTTGAATGATATATTTTCTATGGATGAAAATAATGACTATATAGACGATTACACGTATTCTTCAGTCAATTATTACAACAACAACACAAATAACCAAATAAATATGTTTTTATAATTTAATGAAAACTTACAATCTTAAGACAATAATACTAGGGGATTGTGGTGTTGGAAAGACAACAATGCTTTATAAATATTACAATGGAAACTTTAATCACGAAAATGAAAGTACTGTTGGTGTAAATTTTGTTTCAAAGTATGTTGAAACAGACAAATATAATGATATTATTAAATTACAAATATGGGATACAGCTGGACAAGAAAGATTTAGGTCAATTATAAAAACGTATTATCGTAATGTGTGTGCATGTATAATCGCATATGATATTACAAACAAAACCAGTTTTCAGAATTCCATGTATTGGATAAACGAAATTCGTCAAAACAATGACAGTGCAAAATTAATTATTGTAGGCAATAAAAACGACTTAGAAGATCAACGCAAAGTTAGTTTTGAAGATGGCTTTAAACTGTCTAATTATTATAACGCACCTTTTTTTGAAGTAAGTTCCAGAGATTATGTTGATGATATTTTTGATAAATTGGTAGATTTAGTAATGGAAGAAGTTAATTATAATGTTGTAGACAGTGAAACAGAAACATTTGAGAAAAGACCTCTCATGAATGGTATTATTATGCACGATAATATTGAAATAGAACAAGATAGAACAAATCCTAATGTGGTAATGAAATCATTAACATATATAGGTTGTTGTAATAATTGACTGAAGTATATAAACATTTAATTATATCTTATGTTATGTATAAATTTATAGGTAATGATAATCATTATGAAGATTATGAAATCGTAGAAACTCAAACGTTTCAAAAAATTTCGTTATTTGAAAATAATTCAATTGTTAAAACTTCAAAATTATTTTCAAATGATACTTTTGATTTTAATGAAAATAAAATAAAAATAGTTCATTCACACGTTCGATGCTGTAAACATATTCCTGGTGTCTTGTCTTTGAATATTAGTTTTGGAAAATACAAAGACAAGTTATTGTATCTTTGTAAACCCGATGATAAAAGAATTCCTTTTTTTTTAGTTCCTTATAAACTTCAATATAGTTTTGATAAGTCAATAAAAAAGATATACATCACATTCAAATACGAAAACTGGGAAGATACCACACCCAGAGGGTCTATGTTACAAAATTTTGGAAATATTGATGATGTCAATAATTATTATGAATATATTCTGTATTGTAAATCTTTGAATGTCTCTATTCAACCTTTCACAAAAGAAGTGAAAAAAAAAATAGGAACCACTACCAAAGAACAAATTATTCAAAGTATTCAAAATAAATACAATATTGAAGAAGTAACAAAAAAGGACGAATTTATATTTACGCTAGATACGAATGTGTCAAATGATCACGATGATGCAATCTCTTATAATTTCAAAGAACACAAAATATCAGTTTATATTGCGAATGTTTCATTGGTAATGGAATATTTGGATTTATGGGATTCATTCACCGATAGAGTTTCTACAATTTATTTACCTGATAAAAAGAGACCAATGATTCCATCTGTTTTGACAGAAACACTGTTAAGTTTGGATGAAAAAGAAAAACGATTGTGTTATACTTTGGATATCTTTTTTGACGAAAAAAACCAAATTAATAGACAAAATTTGAAATTATGTGTTGCGTATATAAGCAAGAACTATTCGCATACTCAAACTACCGATTATGAAAACAATAAATACTATAAACAAATTTCAAAAATATTAAAAATAAATAATTCTAAAGACATTGTCACGCATTTGATGGTTCATTTCAATAAATATTTGGCTAATTATTTATATTACAAAAACACGGGGATTTATCGCCATTATCACAGTATGAATAGCGACAATATCAAATATAATGAAGATGTTCAGCCTACCAATCTAGATTCAACTATTCCCAAAAATATTATGAGTCATATTTTTAATTTTAAGACACATTCTTCGCGGTATTGTTTAATAAAGAGTAGTAATGAAGAAGAAGAAGACGCTGCAACTGAAATAGATTCGTTATATTTACAGGCATCTTCGCCGATACGAAGATTAGTTGATATTATAAATAATATTGCATTATTGAACATTATTCTTGAAAAAAATATATATTTCCAAAAAGCTAAAAAATTCTATGATTACTGGACAAAACAAGAACAGTTAGAATATATAAATATATCTTCAAGAACAATAAGAAAAGTTCAATCTAAGTGTAAAATATATTCACAATATTTGTATAATAAAGAAAATAACATTATTCAAAATTATGAAGGTTATGTATTTGATAAATTAGAAAAATATGATGGGAAATTTCAATACATGGTATATTTACCTTCACTTAAATTAACAACCTATATCACGGTATTACAAAATTTAGATAATTATAGTTGTCATTTATTTCAACTATTTGTCTTTATGAATCAAGAACAAGACAAAAATAAAATCAAATTACAAATATGTTATGTGTCCAAAAATAATGACTTAATATAATTATCATTGCTATCAAATGATTCGCGTAAATAATTAAAAAAAAGTAAAAATTCATATTTTTGTTCGTCTATATTTTTTATTTTATTTATGTTGTACAATCGTTCTTTCACAAAACTATTATACAGCCGATGGTTGTTGTGATATATAGTATCATCATTATTGAGTTTATTATTGTAAATACTTTCTTTGTAAGAAATAGATGGTAAAATATAAATATTATTACTACATCCAACATCAAAATTTATATTTTCTATTAAAGAGTGTGCTTGAAATTCTTTTGGAATAATGTGATGATCTTCGACTAGCCCCTTTTTATGATTAGAATATTTTATCTTTCTTCGTGCTTTTGTTCCATATCTTAACGGATCTTTACTTTTATCATATTGGAGTGCAGAATAAGACCCATTTATTTGAATTATTCCGTTAATATTTTTGGTGATAGAATAATAATAACTCCCTTTGATACTTAACAAGGTAGTAAAACATAGTTTGGATATTTTCATAATATTTACTCTAATGTTATATTATTTTTGATTACAATTTATATTCCCTCAATTGCATTTCGTTTGTTGTATAACATTACAAGTATTTCCTCTTTTATGTTATTCAGCGTCTCATCTTCATCACGATTCTGTAAATACTTTTGAAATGATGCGATAATGCTCGGATATTTCTCTTTATACTCATCATACCAATTTTCCAAAACAAACTCATTATAATCATACAAATCGTCTACCTGTAATTTCTTGTCTTGTATTTGCCACGAATTGTCTTTATAAATCATAAGATACTTGCCTTTTATATTTGACAAGTATATATTCATATTTTCTGGTTTGTTTGTGTTAAAATGGACTTTTTCTATGAGCGACTTTACACATTTATTGCAATCTTTTATACAACTAATATAATCCGTTGGTGTAAGATGACTGTAGTCTGTATCTGTATGATTCAATAGTTGAATATTAATAGTATTGTTGTTTTGGATATTTCCTTGGTTAATATTCTGAATTTGAAGTTTGTTTGTTAATTTGTCTATTTGTTTCTGCATCATTTCCATTTTTTTGTCTCTTAATGCAAGTTGCTTGTCCATTTGTTTATCTTTTAATACAAGTTGCTTTTCAATTTGTTTATCTTTCAATGCGAGTTGCTTATCTTTTTTATTCAACAAGCGAGCAAGTTCTTGAAAATCTTCATCTTTATTTTTTTTACAAGTATATTTTACATGCTTACTTAATCCAGAACGATATTTGTATGTTTTACTACAATATTTACATTCATATAGTTTGACTTGTGGTGAACTTTCGTTTTGGATAACATTTGGATAACTTTGGATAACATTTGGATAACTTTGGATAACATTTGGATAACATTTGGATAACATTTTATGTTTTTTTGTATTCAAATGTTTGTCATAATTTCCTTTAATCTTCGCATCATAATTGCAGTGTTTGCAATAATATTTACTCATATATAAAATAGTATATATTATATTTAAATGATTTTCATTACAAAAGTAATGAAAAAGTAATATTTTCATTACAAAAGTAATGAAAAAGTAATATTTTCATTACTTTTTTCATTACTTTTTTATTTCATATAATATTTGTGATTTATATGATAATGAAAAATATATAACTTTTTGTATTTATTGTTAGCATAATTAGAAAAGTAATGAAAAAGTTATCCATAAAAATAAAAAAAATAAAAAAATATTTTTTTTGGAGGGGGGGGGAGAGAGACTTTCAAATTTCATGAAAAATAAAAAAAAACAAAAATAAAAAAGTGAAATTTTATATTTTGAATAAATTGAATTTGATTCATAAAATTGAATTTGATTCATACTTTAATCTTTAATTCAAGAAAAAAAAATGAATACTAGTGAGTTTAAAGACTATATCAAATCTCAAATGGACGCACTATCACTTTGTAAAAATATTAGAGAAAGTGTTTGTTTATTGAACAGTATGGAATTTA